CCCCACCCAAAGTAGGTGGACCAATTTCGGTTCAATAAGGACCAGGTGACTGTCACCAATTGCAGTCTTGTCGATTGTACTCCCCGCAACATTACGGAGAATAAACGTGGAAGTAACTACTTCCAACAGTAATTTATACTGTACTCACCTTTACAAAGAGTTATATAATTCCTTTAGCACCTACATGTCTCCTGCATCAGCCAAAAGGTTGATTGCATTTTTTCGGAAACGTGAGCAACACCAGGGTGTTACAGGCCTAATGGGTCTGATATTTGATCTAAGAGGTAAACTATTAGACCATCACATGCGGTTATCTATTTCTGATAACCCCCAACAAGAAGTAAAGAAGGTAAAGTGGAAGGGCGAAACGCGTCCTATCTGGGAAGTTAGTATATCCCGTAGATGTAACGGTTTAGCTATCGCATTAAATCTCCTAGACTTTCGAGGCCTAATTATCGCTAGACAACCGACTATAAAAGATTTTAAAATTATAGCCAGTGAATTATCAACACTTGTTGATCCATTCATTGATTTTATCGGTTTTGACGGCACAAGGGTAATAGAGGATAAATCCACTGCTAAGTATAACAGACACTTGGTACGCAAATTTGGTGCCCTTCATAACAGGATTATCGTTAAACCATCGAAAGATGAATTTATTTATCCTTATGACGACAAAAGTGTTCTAGTGACCTTAACTAAATCTTGGAAAGGTTACGAAACCATACCATCTGATTTAGTTGAACAACTATACCTAATGCCTAACTTGGTACATAAGAAATACAAGTATTTCCAACATTTAGTTGGTGAAGCCTTGATGCCAAGTAAAGATTCTTTCTTCCAAAAGTCCATTGAATTAGGACATGATGGTGATATTGCTGGTCGAGCTGCCATTTTAACAAAAGATGGTAAACATAAGCTCCGTACAGTGTATCCAGCATCAACAATGGCACAACGGTCGGTGTTTGATTTACATAAAACACTGAAAGCGACACTTAAAGGTGTTGTCCCCTGCTGTTGTTTTGAAGCAGAAAAAGGGTTAACATGGATTAAAGATAAATTAAAGAGCGGAATGAAATTAAGCTCTTTAGATTTACACCATGCATCCGATCACATACCTCTTACACCACAATTGGAATTGGCACGACAGGTATTACAAGCGCATCCTTGGTGTGATGATATAGTCGATTGTTTTGACCACATATCACGGATGAAGTGGATGTCGGTTTACGACATGACCACATACATTCGGCACCGCAAAGGCGGACCGATGGGCTTAATGTCCTGTTACTACCTTTTCACACTTTACATTATTACGAACTTTTATAGAATCGGGCTGACAGATGATGATTTTATTATAACTGGAGATGATATTGTTTATGATCATTTCTATCATGATAGAATTATGGCATTCTTTGGATCGAATGATATTCCTATTTCGATTCTTAAGTCAATAATTGGTTCTTTCTCTCTCGCAGAATTTTGCGGGCGGTTGGTTACCTCTGATGGACCGTTAGATTATTATAAAGCAAAAGCTTTTAAATCTAACAACCCATTACCTGTAATTAAAAGATTAGGGTTTAAGGCTTATAAGAACTTTGATAAAACAATGAGTTCGAGCCGGATTATAATAAACTCGTTACGGCTATCGGTATTGTTTGAAAAACAAGGTAAAGAAATTGATATACTTTTACCAGAAACGCCGGTAGATACAAACGTTGGTGGTTATACTATACATCAATACTATCGTATGGGTCTTGTTACAAAAACTCAATTGTTAGCTCTCAATATTTTAGAGAGTATGCAATTAAGTGATTTTCACAAAACTGACGAACCCTGGGATACCGTATATACTTACCGAAAACGAAAGACTAAACACACCACTGTAAAGGGTATTCACAAGAAAACAGAAATCGTTCAAGAAGTTAATATAACTTTAAGAACAAATTTACCTTTCTTTAATGTGATACAATTCCCTGGGCGGAGTGTGACTGTAATACTTAAGTCTCTACTTGAGTATAACCTCGATTCGCTCTACACCAAAATGATGAAAAGTGAGGAGATTATAGAACTCGCGTGTTTAAAACCTGCTTATGACGGTCGAGTTGACCGGTATCTTAAAAATCAGATACATAAGGTTCAAAAAGAAAAGAGCTTTATGCGTGACAGGGTGGTGACACAGGAAGAAGCGCTGAAGGATTATATCCCCAAGCCTTTTGGTTATACGCAGGCTGAAGATGATGACAAGGCTTTCTTAATATCTTTATTAACCAAGTTATGTCCTAATCAAACGCTTGAAGAAATGTATACACCAACTTCTTTCAAGAATCAAACTCATGCTACTACTGTAGATACCTCCAAATCTACATCAAAGGTGTTTCTGGAGAATTGTGTTGTTGATGGAAATCAGCAGTTAATAGTTGATCTGAAAACTGATATTAAAAAGATATCACCAGATCCTTTGTATCAACAGCTAAATGTGTATAAAGAGTTTACAGAAAAACAAAGTAAGCTTGGAAAGTGGTGGAACTTAATATCAACAGTTCCGAGTAATATGTTTAACTACACACTTGTCAAATACAAACAATTTGTAAAGAAGAATTTCCTTTAATTCATTGATGTAGTCAACTCTATGTGAAGTGAAACTGACCTTGCCACCTTGGCTTGGCC